AGATCTTGGGTTAGAATGATGAAAGTAATTATGCCGAACAGCCCAGTCAGGACAGTCAAACATCCTCTTCCCCCATATGTTGTCGCTATTTCTTGTTAGCAATAACGACAAGTAAAATGCAAGAATTAATTTTGCACTTGTTTCAATAGCGTACAAAATTAGTCGGCAACGGTCAAAGGGTAATTTATTTTTTTAGTGATTCTGCTTTGATAAATTCGCAGCCGCGTAAGTCAGGGCGATAGATTACAGAAACCATTGGTGTCGCCCAAACGACTTTTTGATTTTGCAACAGCACATCATGTTTAGGATTATGTATGGTGTATCGATTGCCTGGTTCTGGATAAAGCACACCGCCATAGATATCAGCTGCTGGGTATTGCGGATTGATAGAGACTGGTGTTTCTATTTTTACACAACTTACATTTTGTATGCACCCTTGATGCACTGTATTTGTATCGATTGGACTGCGTAATAAAAACTGAACTGCATTATCCCATTCGTACCAAACTCCAGTAAACTCTGGATGTACAGACCACCTTACACCACACATATCGTGTTCTGCGTATGCTTTTGTGTAAATATATTCTGTTATATCAGTTGATACAGTTCTTGTTGTAGTTCCATCTTTATCAATAAAAGCTTGACCATATATCGGGATAGGATCTTCCCGGAACAAAACCTTTTGGGTGCTAACGCCAAGGATCTTTGCGTATATCTCTGCCTGTTCTATCGTGATAGGAACGTGACCATTGATATGTCGTGAGAGGGTAGCATCCTGAATGCCAACCTTTGCAGCCAAATCTTTTTTCTTCATGCCAGCTGCTTTGATACAAGCCTCTAGATTGTTTGGCATAACGTACCCATACGTTGTGTTACGATGTATCATTTTATCACCTTGTCGCTATCGGTCAAAACAATAACACAGTTAAGTGGGTTGTCTTTTCAAGTCAAGTTTTTTACAATTCTTGCATGACGCTTGATGATTACAGAAAACAAAATAACTGGAGTTATTCAGAACTGGCTAGGCAGCTTGGTGCATCACATGCAACGGTGGCTAGGCGCTGGTGTTTAGGTTTTGATGATAAGAACAGATTAATACCGAACGTTGAATACATGTCAAATATCATGTTGAAAACGAACGGTGCGGTGATGCCAAATGACTTCTATATCGAGCGTTAAAGAAGATGATTTACAGCGTCAGGTAGCGTCCTGGTTAGATGTAGCTTTGCCTGATGGGTGTGTTTACCACCATAGCCCAAACGAGGGTCGTAGACATATCAACTACATTAACAGGCTTAAAAAAATGGGTACGAAGTATGGCTGGCCTGACCTGGAATTGTTTTGCCCTGGCACTGCAACTAAGTCTGGTCACAACGAAGCGATCTTTATTGAGCTTAAAGCGAAGCGCGGTGTGATGAACGAAAACCAAAGGCGTATGCGAGATCAGATTATCGATGCTGGTTTTGCTTGGGCTTTGTGTAAGAGCATCGAGGACGTAACAGAGTTCTTGACGCCATTGGTTAAACTGAAGGTGAAGTGATGACCCAGGACGATGTGATCATGGTCAGGTGCTCACGTTGTCGCGGTTATGGAGAAAGAGAAATGACATACTACGTGCATTGGCCGCATGAAACAAACAACGGTGAGTATGTGCAGATGGTAACATGCGAGGTTTGTGGTGGTAGTGGCAAGGTAAGCTTGCTTGAGGATGAGATTATTAACGAGGATCCTAATGTGTAGCCCATACACACTACCTGATGGCAATGTGTTAATCAGTTTTTCTGGTGGCAGAACGTCAGGATATATGTTGCATCAGATACTTGAGGCCAACGGAGATTTGCCAGAGCGTTGTAAGGTTGTCTTTGCAAATACTGGGCGTGAGATGCCAGAAACATTAGACTTTGTACAAGAGTGCAGCGAGCGTTGGCGTGTGCCTATCACATGGGTAGAGTATCGCAGAACAGATAGACATTGGTTTAGTAAAGTTTCGCACAATTCTGCCAGCCGTAAAGGTGAGCCTTTTGAAGATCTTATAAATTATCACAAGCGTGTTCCTGATAGTGTCAGAAGGTTTTGCACACAACGTTTAAAGATTATGCCAACTAACTTTTATTTGCAGTCTATTGGCTGGAAAAGGTGGACAAATGCAGTCGGTATCAGAGCTGATGAAGCACGTAGGATAAAACCAAGTCCAGTTAAATATATATCTTATTGGCATCCATTAAATGCAGATAAAATAAGGAAGCCAGATGTTTTAGACTTTTGGAATAAACAACGTTTAGCGTTTTGTTTTGATTTAAACATTACGACAACAAGTAATTGTGATGGTTGCTTCTTAAAATCAGAAGCTAACAGGGCTGCTATGTGGCGTACACACCCAGAGCGAATGCAGTGGTGGGTAGACATGGAAGCAGCGGTACAAGGTCAATTTATTCACGGTCAAAATTATAAAACGCTTGGTAATTTTATAGATCGTCAGGGTGATTGGATTTTTGATGATGAGGCATATCTTTGCCAGGCTGATGGTGGGGAGTGTACTGGATGAACCGCCAAGTCACAGTGGGGCATATGCTGTTTACGGTCAGTGTAAAGGATGGCGATGCGACTTGGTCAGTGAGGCCAAGTGAGGCTGTGGAAAACAAATACAACAAGGTGTTGTTCAGCGGTGTTGTGACTGAGGATATGGGCGAAGAGTTATTGAAATTAAGCTGGGTAATACGCCGGGCAGAGGACGAAGCAAAGGGGAAGGCAGATGTCTGAAACAACACAAAATGTGGCTAAGATTTTGACGTTAATGATGCGTATGGATGACGATGATTTTGATCACACGCTCAACACATTGCAACAGATTCAGAGCAAGCGGGCAGAAGAAAATAAAAAAAAGTTATACGTAAATACACGAATACGTACGTAAAACTGCAAGTTAGACGTATGTGGAAAAATAGGGTATTGACTGCTATTTTTGGGTGTTCTTATAATCGACGCAGTCGCAACACAGTATACACTAAGTGTTAACACTAAGTGATTACACAGCGTTGGAAATGAGCCATCATAGAGCTCATTTGCAAACGCGACAAACATACAAAGAGTTATCACTAAGTGATTACACTAAGTGTATATAGACATCATATTTTTTTCGGAGCAAACCTTGTGGATAACCCTGACGTAGCGCAGCTGTCAGATATGTTTTTTGAGGCAGCAGAAACAGAGCGAGCACTTCCCCCAGCAATACGAAAGCAGAAGCTAGGATCATGGCCTGAGTATCAACAGCAGTGGTCAGCATATGGTAGCGTAGAGTTTAATCCCAGGTTGCCAGTGCCATCTCCAAAGCAAGTATCACAATATGACAGAGCGCTTATTCTTGGCATAGAGCACATGAATGCAGATGATCGTAAAATGGTGTGGGCTGTCAGCCATAGTGCTGCCTATCGAGAAAGAGGCGCACAATGGCAGAAGCTTGCAAGAATGCATGGTTTGCGTGATGGCAGACAGATCAAACGTAGATACACAGATGCACTAGTTAGACTATGGGCAAAGCTGAAATACACAGAGGATGAAATCCTTGCAGAGTACTTTAGTTAAAAAAACTATTGCTTGTATGAATGCACGAAATATAGTATGAGATATGATATGATTGGACAGATATTGTTTAATCAATGTCAAACGCTGGCAGCTCCCTCCATATCTTGTCGCAAAGAAAACGGATCTTGAGCTGTCAGCACGACAACTGGGATGCCTGTATTCCATACCTCAACTAACCTGGCTAGATTCATAATCAACTCGGCGCTTATGCTGTCTCAAACTGTAAAACCAGTCTAGTCAGGTCTTTTTTTCTTAGGTACAAAATGCCAAAACGTAATGTAACAAAAGAGCAAATGGTCATTATCTGCGAAGCAATAGCGGAAGGTGTAAGCCTTACACGTATTTGCAACGAGAACGATCACTTACCTTCTTGGCGAACCATATTGCGTTATGTCCAAGAAGATGAGGATGCATACACACAGTATCGTAATGCTCGATCATTGCAGTGCGAGGTTATGCGTGACCAGATATTAGATCTCGTTGAAGCAGAGCTGCCTACAGATCCTAAGCTGGCTATGGCAGAGGTGCAGCGGCGTAGGCTACAAGCTGATCATATGGATAAGCACATACGTCAGATGCAGCCACTGGGTTTACGTGACAAGGCAGAGGATAAGCAACAGACTGGACAGATAACATTGACGTGGTCAGGTGGTGATGTCACTGCGGAAGCTGGTTGATTTGTGTGTGTAGTGCATAGGCTGTGACAGGGGTCGCGCGTACAAGGCAAGCATACCCCCAAGATTTGTTTTTGTTTTTGATATGCCTGTTGTTTGGCACACGTTTGGCACACGGCATAGCTAACCTATTGTAATTACAAGTAATGTAGTCGGGATGCACACCCGATGACCCTATAATTTTAGCCAGGGGCAGACCCCCACCCCCCAAAAAACTTGGCGCACAATCTATACGTATATAACACCTACACAAGACACTCACACACATGCACATCGAGATACCTTATTCACCAAGGCCATTACAAAACCAGCTACACCAGGCGT